CATATCCCTTCGGTACTCCCGCAGCGAATGATTATGTTATTGGAACGGATGCCAATTCCTCCAATCCGGATTTACAGACTAAGAACTATACGCTAGGAGATATTGCCGGATTAGACCCCGTTGATACTTTGCAAGAGGTTCTTAATGCGGGCAATACGGCTACGGGCAGTATAACTTTAAACGGTCCTGCCATAAGTACCCTCTTAACGATTGCCGGAGTATCTACCTTTAATGGAGATATCGACATTAATGCAGACATTAGAGATTCAGTAGGTAGCGTGGGTACTTTAGGTCAAGTATTAAAAAGTCAGGGTGTCGGAGCGGGTGTGCTATGGGGAGCCGATTCTCAGCCCCCACTAACTGCAACAAAACTATGGTATGGTAGTCCTACAAATGTGGCAGTTGAATCCACCAATATCTTAAATGATGAAAGTGGGTTAGGCTTATTGTCTCTTGGACAAAAACTAGGAGGAACAACGGTTATTGATAACTATCTCCTTGCGCGAGTATTACATCCCGTAGGCGATAATAATCTATCATATGGAATATTAGCTTTAAATGACCCCGGATTAGTGGGCGGCAATAATGTGGGACTAGGCATTAGTGCTTTAAATTCTCTTCAAGGAGGAGGCTTAAATACTGCGGTAGGTTATCTTGCCGGAACAAGTATTCTTAATTCTAGCAAGAATACGGCAATGGGTAATTTTGCTCTCGCTGCCCTAGCCTTAGATGATAATACCGCCATTGGCAATCAAGCGTTAGAAAACTGTCAACACCAAGAAAATACGGCGGTGGGTTCTGATTGTCTTACCAATAACACTCTTGGAAGAGGAAATACGGCGGTGGGTTTTCGCGCCGGAAGCAATATAATTGGGGGAGGCGATAATGTCCTCGCCGGACGAAATTGCGGTCTTGGAATAACTTCTCAAAGCAACATAATAGCCTTGGGACAAGATTCTGTTGGTGGCGCTATCGGAGATGATTCTATTGGGATAGGATTTACCGCTCTTGCTAATGCGGGAATAGAAAATATAGCCATTGGAACTAGAGCCATGACTTCTACTCCTTTATCCTTTGACCATTCGATTGCTATTGGCTTTGAAGCAATGGCAGGAGGGAATGATGATTGTATCGCCATTGGAAAAAACAGTATGGCGTTAGCTACGGGGGATGATAATATCGCCATTGGGAGAAATGCTCTGAATACTGCCGGATTAGGCGCAATATCCAATATTGCTATTGGCACAGATTGTCTTCAGTCGGGTGCAATCCTTGGAGATACAAATATTGCTTTAGGATTTAGGGTTGGAATGTTGGGAACCTTTAATAACTCTATTGCTATTGGCACATCGGCAGATATAGGAGGTAATGAGTCTATAGGGTTAGGACAAAACGCACAAATAACTAGAGATAAGGAGTTTGTATTAGGTCCCAATATCGATAATGTAAATCTTGGGACTTCATTTGCTGCTCAAGTGGCAGGAGGACTCAAAGTTTTTGTGGATAATACGGCGGCGGCGGCAGCTTTACTGCCGGGAGACTTATATGTGGTAGGACCAACCGGAGTGGGTCCGGTGGGGGTGGCTGCACCTATTGCAGTAGTATATTAATTAAATCTAATCTAATGGATATAAGGAAAATATCCATAGGTCCCGATTATAAGTCGGGCGCTATGCATTATATTATAGGACAGACGGTATTGGGAGATAAATATATCATTCATCTTATTCAATATGATGATAGACAAGACTCCATTAAGATATGGATAATAAGGAATAAAGAGATTTTGTTGTGGAAGGAATTTAAGTCTCCGATGCCCATTTCGATTGAGTATAACATACATTTTTGAAATGAGACTTTTAAAATTTACATTGATATGGATAAGTCAAAACCTTGCGATACCCTTTTGGATGGTAGGGCATATACACTTAACATATAATGTATTAGAAGATATCCATGAAATTGCTGCTTCGGTAGGGATGAACATTGTAGTGTTAATAGGATTTATTATTGATTATAAAGAAACAAAAAAATGAGGTCTCCCTTTTATTTTATTATTACGCCCCATAATGCCAAGCGCTATGATAACACTAAAGAAATTGGGGGCGTTGACCTTATAACAAGCACCTCTACTGAAGACCATAATTTTTCCAATCGCTATGCGAATGTAATAGAAACACCCATAGGATATAAGGGAAAAATAAAAAAGGGCGACACCCTTTTAGTTCATCATAATGTTTTTAAATACTATAATGATATGCGCGGGCGCGAGCGTAGCGGGCGCAGCTTTCTTCATGATGACTACTTCTTTGTAGACGAAGACCAATTCTTTTTATACAAGCATGACGATACATGGAAATCTCATTCCAAATATTGCTTTATTAAACCCTTAGAAGAGCAGGAGTATTATTTAGATAAGTTTACCAAAGAAGAACCTCTTGTGGGTACTATTAGATATATTAATGAAGATTTGTTAAATTTAGGTTTAAAAATTGGCGATAGAATATGCTATCAGCCGGACTCGGAATATGAGTTTTTGGTGGATGGAGAAAAACTATATAGAATGTTTACTAACAATATAACAGTAAAATTAAATGAAATCAACTGAAGTAAAATTACAAATAATTGCTGCGGCGGAAAAAGCCGTTCAACATCTCATTAAGGTAGCTAAGGAAGATATTATAAAGCCTGACCCTGAAGATGATTTGGCAGCCGACAGATTAAAGAATGCCGCTGCTACAAAGAAGCTATGCATTTTTGATGCTTTTGATATCCTCGCACGGATAGAGAGCGAAAGGGAGAATATTGAATTATCTATAAATGGAAAGAGCGGTGGCGATATAAAACAAGGATTTGCAGAAAGAAGGTCTAAATAGATTATATAGGATAGTTAATAATACTGTTCCCTCTGCGGTGTTGAAGCGCAAGAACAAATCTCGTACATGGACTTATGGATATAATGAAAAATATGACCTTATCGTTATCTCGCGTAATGGCACTCTTGGCGATATCTATGAGGTAAGTGGCATCAAGATAGGATTACCAACTATCCCCCAAAAAGTGTCCTCAAGGACACTTTCTAAAGAAGAACAATATTGGGAGCGCACCCTTCAGCCTGCTCCTTTAAAGAAATTAAAAACGATATTTCAATGGAATGAGATGCCCGCAGCATTTAAAGACCAATGGGTTAATTACATTGAAGAAGAATTTGTGAAACGTGATGAAGGCTATTGGTTCATGAACAACGGGTTAGCTACCTATATAACGGGCGCCCATTATATGTATTTACAATGGACAAAGATTGATATAGGATACCCCGATTTTCGTGAAGCAAATAGATTATTCTTTCTATTTTGGGAAGCGTGTAAAGCTGATGAGCGTAGCTTTGGGATATGTTATTTAAAGATTAGGCGGTCAGGATTCTCGTTTATGGGGTCTTCGGAAGCGGTTAATATAGCAACTTTAGCTAAAGATGCTCGCGTAGGAGTCCTTTCTAAGACGGGCGCCGATGCCAAAAAGATGTTTACGGACAAGATTGTTCCTATTTCTAACAACTACCCCTTCTTCTTTTCTCCCATACAAGATGGCATGGATAAGCCGAAGACAGAGTTGGCGTATAGGATTCCTGCCGCTAAGATTACTAAAAGAAATATGTATGATATAACTCATGATGAACTTGATGGCTTAGATACCACTATTGATTGGAAGAATACGGCTGATAATAGTTATGATGGAGAGAAGTTGCAGATATTAGTTCATGATGAGAGCGGTAAATGGATGCGCCCCGACAATATCCTTAATAATTGGCGTGTCACTAAAACGTGTTTGCGTTTGGGGTCGCGTATTATTGGAAAATGCTTGATGGGTTCGACATCTAATGCCCTTGATAAAGGGGGAGACAACTTCAAACAACTGTTTGAGGATTCTGATGTGACGAAACGTAATCCTAATGGGCAAACGAAAAGTGGACTCTATAGCCTCTTTGTGCCAATGGAATGGAATTTTGAAGGATATATCGATAAGTATGGGATGCCCGTATTAGATAATCCCCCTTCCCCACTAGAAGGGATTGATGGCGCGAAGATAAAGATTGGAGCCTTAGAGTATTGGGATAATGAGGTAGCCTCCTTAAAAGCGGACCCCGATGCACTAAATGAGTTCTATAGGCAGTTTCCCAAAACTGAATCTCATGCTTTTAGAGATGAAAGCAAACAATCATTATTTAATCTTACCAAGATATACCAACAGATTGACTATAATGACTCTCTTATTCAAGAACACCACCTTACTCGCGGCTCGTTTCATTGGCAGAATGGAGAAGTAGACTCTAAGGTAGTATGGACACCCAATGTAAGAGGAAGATTTCTTGTTACTTGGCTCCCTCCAAGTCATTTGCAAAACCGTGTTATTGAAGTGAGGGGGCGCAAAACTCCGGGCAACGACCATATCGGCGCCTTTGGGTGTGATTCTTATGACATCTCCGGCACAGTAGGTGGGCGTGGCTCTAATGGCGCCTTGCACGGTATAACTAAATTCAATATGGATGATGCCCCAAGCAATGAGTTCTTTTTGCAGTATGTGGCACGACCTCAGACGGCAGAGATATTTTTTGAAGAGGTATTGATGGCGTGTGTGTTTTATGGAATGCCCATTCTTGTAGAGAACAATAAACCGCGTTTGTTATATCACTTTAAAAATAGGGGATATAGGGGATTTTCTCTTAATCGTCCCGATAAACATTTTACTAGATTATCGCGTACTGAAAAGGAACTTGGCGGCATCCCTAACTCTTCGGAAGACATAAAGCAAGCCCACGCATCTTCGGTGGAATCTTATATAGAAAAATGTGTAGGCATGGATTTGGAAGGAACCTATAGAAGTTCGGACGAAATGGGGTCGATGTTTTTTACGCGCACCCTAGAAGATTGGGCAAGATTTAATATTAACAATAGAACGAAATTTGATGCTACGATAAGTTCCGGCTTGGCACTAATGGCTATTCAGCGCCACACTTTCTTACCTCAGCAGAAACAATCAAAAATAAGCATTAACTTTGCTACATATAATAATAAGGGTAGCCTAAGTGAAATTAGAAGATAATGGAAAAAGTAGAAATAAATATCAACCCCAATGGATTTCCGAGTCAATTCGTTTCCGATGCGGAGAAAGCCACCTATGAATATGGGTTACAGATTGGTCAAGCTATTCAATATGAGTGGTTTAGAAGAGATTACAATAACTGTAGGTTTTATGACCAATGGCAAGACTTTCATAGACTTAGACTCTATGCGAGGGGAGAACAATCCATTGCTAAATATAAAAATGAACTCGCCATTGATGGAGACCTCTCCTACCTGAATCTTGATTGGACACCCGTTCCTATCTTACCCAAGTTTGTAGATATAGTAGTTAATGGTATGTCGGACAGACTATTTAAAGTAAAAGCTTTTGCTCAGGATGCCATGTCGGCTGCACATAGGAGTAAATATCAAGATAATATAGAAAAGCAAATGATAGCCAAACCCGTTCTTACTATTATTTCTGAAGAATTTGCGGTAGACCCCTTTTCAATGGACCCCGATGAATTA